GTCCTACCTCCGGTTGCGTCATGCAGCGCAGTGAACCGCAGTAGCCGTCTCCACGAAGCGGTGCGCCTCCTCCAGCGTCAGCCCCTCCTCCTCGGAGACGGTGCGGATCATGAAGCCCTCCGGCACCTGCGCGGTGATGCCCTCGCACACCCGGTCGGCGGCGAGGGACAGGGCCTCCGCCTGCTGCACCGGCAGGTCGGTGCCCTCCCCGACGAGGGCGACGAGGAAGGCGTCCGGCTGCGGGGTGGTGGCGTGCATGGCGGGGACGACGGTCACCTGCTGCGCCGGGGCGGTCGCGGCGGCGGAGGAGGGCAGCAGCAGCGCGGCGAGGGCGGCGAGGGCGGCGACGACGGCGGTGAAGAGGATGAGGGTGGTGGCGTGGCGGCGCATGGCGTAGCTCCTTGGCGTGGATCGCGGGGTGCGAAACAGGATGGCGTGGAAGGTGGGGCGACTGTGGCGGGTGGTGCGATCCGCCGCTGTGACGTGACCGGAGGCGGCGGGGGGTGACGCGGTGTGACAGGAGGAACACTACTGGGGGGGACTAAATGGGGGGACAGGACACGCCGGGAGTGGCGTGCCCTGTCCCCCCAGGGGAGCTGTCAGCCCCACAGCTCCGGGTTGGTGAGGGTCACCACGGCGGGGGTCAGCTCCACCTCGGGGCGCAGCAGGAGGGCAGCAGCGACGCGACCCTTGGCGTGGCCGACGCGGGAGCCGTCCGGCCGGTAGGCGGCGAAGTGCACCCAGAACCCGCCGCCCAGCTCCTCGGTGAGGCAGCGGACGCGGCCGAGGCGGGCGCCGGAGCGGCGCTCCACGACCTCCACGGAGTGGCCGGAGGCGCCGTCCAGGATGAAGGCGATGCCCTCGGCCAGGGCCTCCTCGCACTCGGCGACGGTGACCGGCGGGTAGCCCTTCTCCGGCGCCGGGGACAGGCCCTCCAGGCGCTCCCGCTCCTCCCGCATGGCGGAGATGGTGCGCCGCGCCTGCTCGGACAGCTCCAGCTCGGCCGGGCCGGAGGAGGGCAGCGCCCACGCGGTGGGGTTGTGGCCGACCCAGGTGGCGGACTCGGCCTGCTGGCGGGCCTCCTTCTTGGTGTAGCGGCGCGCCTGCTCCTGGCTGTCGGTCCAGGTGGTGCCCCCGGCGCTGGCGCGGACGAGATAGTGCTGGTGGTTGGGGCAGAACACCACGTACTCGGTGCCGGTCTGCGGCGCCTCCTCCTCGGCGGGGAAGCCCTCGGCGGCGGACGCCCGCTGCGGGGCGAGCGCCGCGTCGATGTGCGCCTGCACCCGCTCCTCGACGGGCTCCGGCAGGTCCTCGGTGAGGAACGAGGCGTACTCGTCCCCGGTGGCGAACCCGGCGGCGTGCGCCTCCTCCTCCCAGGCGGCCTCGGAGGCAGCGCGGGCGGCGAGGACGGGGGCCGACGCCAGCAGCTCGGCGGTGGCGCGGGCCTCCTGCGCGGCCTTGACCTCCTCGGCGGCGGCGGCGAGGGCGGCGGCCCGCTTGTCGGCCTGCTCCTGGATGGCGGCGGACTCCTGCGCCTCGGAGGTGACGAGGATGCGGAACTGGGTGCGGCCGGTGCGGCGGCTGGCGCGGAGGGCGACGACGGTGGCGGACAGGTCGGTGGCGTTGATGAGGCGGCGGGCCTCGTTGAGCAGGCGCAGCTCCTCGCGGTCGGTGCCGTCCTGGGGGGCGTCCCACACGCGGACGAGGATGCCTCGGGCGCCCTTCTCGGAGGACCAGCGCAGGTCGGGGGCGGCGGCCTTAGCGAGGCGGGTGACGCGGGCGGCGGTGAGGGCCGGGGCGGTGGGTCCGTAGGTGGTGCTCATGGCTGGCTCCTTCGGTGGCGTGGCGTGCTGTCCCCCTTATTATGCACACACCTAACGAGTTGGTGTCCACTCCCCGTTGGGCGCGCCGCGTGTCAGGAGGAGCGCCGCGCCCGCACCCGCGACGCGACCAGGCTGTCCGGCCGGTACCGCTTCCCGGCCGGGGACAGCATCGCCCCATCGGACAGCTCCACCCACGCCTCCGGGGCGTGCGTGTTTGGGTGGTTGCGGCGACGCCGCAGCTCCACCTCGTCCAGGACGGGCTCCGCCGGGTGGGGGCTCCCGGCCGCGTAAGCGGCGGCCGGTATCTCCTCCTCCGTCTCCGCCAGGTCGTAGAGGACACCGCGCCAGCGGGCGTACATGGCGCAGGACACCTCCGCGTAGGCCAGCTCCACGCCTCGGGCGAGGTCGGCGGGGGAGCGGGCAGCGAACGTCCAGCCGGGGGTGAAGGGGGTGGCGAGGACGAGGTGCCCTCCGGGGCAGCCGTGGCGGCACTTCCAGTCGCAGGGCACTCGGGTCACCAGCAGCCGCAGCTCGGAGGGCTCATGCGGTCGCTGTGCCGTCACCGTGCGTTCCCCACGCCGGGGAGGGTAGCTGCGGCGCTGGTGGTAGTGCGAGCCCGGCGGACGGCGAGGAGGTGCGTCACCAGCCACACGTAGGCGTCCATGCGGCCGGGGGACGCCTGCCCCTCCTGCCACTGGGTCAGCTCCTGCTCCAGCTCCGGCAGCACCCCGACGTGGGACACCTTCCCCGTCTCCACCGCCACAGCGACGGGGGTGGCGCGGGCCCGCTTCCCCACGGAGGCGTGGACGGCGACGAGGCGGGCAGGTGGCGTTTCCAGCACTCCCCCGGCGAGGACACCGGACACGATGCGGTCGTACACCTCCCCCAGCTCCCGCAGGTCGTCGTCGTTGACCTCCACCTCCATGACGGACAGCCGCTGCTCGGTGGACGCCCACAGGCGGGCGGCGTGGTGCAGCAGCTCGTTGCGGACCTCCGGCCGGGTGAGGTCGAGGGGCTGCGCTGCCTCCCCGGTGAACGGGTCCGCCTCCCCGTCCTTCGGGGTGAGGGACAGGAGGGTGCGCCACTGCCGGACGATGCGCGCCCAGGCGTCCTGTAGCTGGGTGCGCATCAGCGGCCCGGCGAGGTTCGCTTCCCACACGAGGTCGTCGGCGCCGAGGTCCAGGACCATCAGCCAGGCGCGGCGCGCCCACTGCGCAGCGGACATGGCGCCGGAGCGGTCAGCGGTCACGTAGGCGCGGCCGTCTGTGCCCCGGTAGCCGCCGATCAGCCCGGCCTCGTCAGCTCCCCCGGCGGAGGTGTCCACAGCCACTGCTGTCCGCGCAGCAGGGGCCGTCCAGTCGGCGGGGCGCCGGTTGCGGGTGATGTGCTCGTAGGCGAACACCGCCCCCGTGGGCGGGGTGGGGTGCTGCTGGTACAGGGAGCCCCACACCATCTCGCCGACGGCGGCGCGGCGGCGCGCCCAATCGGTGGGGGTGCGCCCTCGGGCGGAGATGAGGAACGTGCCCGGCGCCCGGCCGAGGCTGTCCGGCAGCCAGGTGGCGTCGTCGGTGCGGGGCTTCTCGGCCTGCGCGGGCACGTTGACGAACCGCCACTGGCGCTCCTCCTCCGGCAGGTCCAGCTCCGCCTTCACGATGTACCCGGCCAGGTCGTCGGGGTGCCAGCGGGTCTGCACGACGATGAGCAGGGACGCCGAGGGCAGGCGGGTGAGGGCCACGTTCTGGTACCAGTCCACGACGGCCTTGCGGTGCTTCGCCGAGTCGGCGGCCTCCCGGTTCTTATACGGGTCATCGATGACGAGCACGTCGAGGGGACGCCCGGTGAGGCCTCCCTTCATGCCCACCGCGTACACCCCTCCGGCGTGCCCGGCGAGGCCGAAGCGGGACTTGGAGGTGGAGTCCCAGCGGAGGGTGATTCCCAGCAGGTCCTCCTCCAGGGAACGCGGGTTGAGGGGGGTGCCGGAGCCGTGCTCCACGATCCAGTTGCGGACAGGGGAGGAGAACTCGGAGGCAATCTCCGACTCGAACGAGGCGATGCCGACCCGCAGCTCCGGGTTGCGGACCAGCAGCCACAGGACGAACGCCATGGTGACGCGGCGCGACTTCCCCTCCTGCGGGGGCATGAACACGCCCAGCCGGACCTCCCGGCCTGCCTCCAGCTCCTCTGCGGCGCGCACCAGCTCCCCGTCGAGGAGGGACAGCGCGGGTGTTTCCACGGTGACCAGCGGGTCGATGCGGTGCGCGAGGGCACCGGGGGAGGGGTAGCGGCGGCGGCGCTGGTGGCGGGCTATCTCGCGGGCCACCCGTTCGGCGACGGCCACCTTCTCCTGCGGGGGCAGGTCGCGGGTGGCCTGCTCCAGGGCTTCCCGGAGGGCGCGGCGGGACAGGTTGGGGGCAGCGGTCATGTGGTCTGCCCGAGGGCGATGCAGCCTGCGACGACGAGGATCACCACCACCCAGCCGAGGGCAGGGTGCGCGAGGTCGAACACGGCGAACCGGAACCCGAGGTAGGCCCCGGCCGGGACGATGAGGAGGACCAGCCACCACGTCATGGCCCCTCCGCCCGGAGGAGGGTGCCCCAGCGGATGACCAGCATGCCGCGCTCCAAGGCGTGCTCTGTGCCGTCCTCGTGGGGGGACAGCTCGCAGCGCCCCCAGTAGCCGCCGGGGTTGGGGCCGAGGCGGTCACGGCAGCGGCGCCGGAACGGCCGGGCGTAGGGGAGGCCGTCCTGCGTGGTCAGCACCCGCTCACTGTACGGGGGGA